TCTGTACAAGAGCCACAGAGCCTGGGCAGTTGATGACGCGCTTAGCGGTTGAACCGCCGACGATATTACTGTGCAACATTGCGTGCCTCCATCATAAAGTCAGCCACGTTCCACGCAGCTTCGCACATTGCTTCTCTAGCTTCTTTGGCTTGCTTTGTGTCCATCTTGAGGTTGTATGTTTTATCAACGTACAGCTTTAAAAATACAGCCTGAGCCGCGACTGCAAAGTCGTGCCTTTGTTGTTCTTGCGCTATGCGCCGTTGTTTCCATTTGACCATTTGAATGTCCTTTAGTTGAGTGAGATTGAACTGTAGCACAAAAATAAATGTTGTCAAGAACTTTTTTCATGATATTATTCAGTCCTCAACAAATTGGAGTACACGACATGACACAGATCACTTTTGAAGTACCGATCGGCGATATGACTTTCATCGATAAAGACAAAAACAAGCACATATATGCACCGCAAGATGACATAACACCTATTGAGTTGGCGCATCTGTTGCACTTGATGATTATTTGCGTCAACAGCCGCGCACCATTGACTTGGTGGCCGTTTGTTGAAAAGCATAACTTGTGGAGACACTTTCGTGCGGGAGAGTGAAGTAGAGCGCCACTTTAAGTGGGCCGTAGAGAGAATGGGCGGGCGTACATACAAGTTCACCAGCCCAGGTCGCAAGGGCGTCGCTGACCGAATTGCATGTCTGCCTGATGGCTCGACGTGGTTCGTGGAGCTCAAGACAATAGGTGGCCGAAAAAGCGAGCTGCAGAAGTTGTTTACAACTGAAGTGCAAGAGCTCAATCAGAAATACGCATGTCTGTGGACAAAGGAGCAAGTAGATGAATGGTCAAAAGAACGAAATTATGGACTTAGCTAGTCAGTGTGGCCTGATTGTGACTCCGCACATTGAAGCCTTTGCCAAACTGGTAGCAGCTAAAGAACGTGAGGCGTGTGCAAAGTTGGTTGAAGATTCTTGGATGGCTTTTTCCAGAGCGCCAAATGTTCGTTTAGAGATAACGCCATTTCCTGAATTGTCATATGTGGCAAAAGTAATCCGAGCTCGAACATGAAACTCCGACCCTATCAAGAGACAGCCGCTGACTTCTTGTATGAGCACGACCGCGCCATGATCTTGGCGCCAGTCGGTGCCGGCAAGACGTGCATCACGTTGACCGCCATGCGCGACATGGTCAAGGACGGCATCGTGGCGCGCTGGTTGGTCATTGCACCTAAGCGCGTGTGCACCGACGTGTGGCCAGTCGAGGCACCTAAGTGGGCGCCCGAGCTCAAGGTCGCAGTGGCCGTGGGTACACCGAAGCAACGCCAAACGGCGCTGGAGAGCAACGCCAACGTGGTCGTCACCAACTACGACAATCTGCAGTGGCTTGCGCAACAGAACCTTGGCACCTTTGCAGGCATCGTGTTCGACGAGCTCACCAAGCTGAAGAACCCATCAGGCACGCGCTTCAAAGCGTTGGCTAAGGTCATCAACCTGCCAGTGCGTTGGGGTCTGACTGGTTCGTTCACATCAAACGGCCTCGAGGACGTCTTCGGCCAATGCAAGATCGTTGACGAGTCGCTGCTGGGCCGCAGCAAAGGCGCGTTCATGCAGCAGTACTTTGTGCTGGTCAACAAAGATTTCGGCGAGTGGGCACCGCGTGCCTCGTCTCTGCCGCTGATCATGGACCGCCTGAAGCCTGCGACGTTCGTGTTGGACGCTGGCGAATACGCCGACAAGCTGCCGTTCTGCCACCACGTCGAGATGCGCTGCAAGTTCAGCGACCGCGAGCCCTACGAGAAGATGAAATCCGACTTTGTAGCGTTGGGCGTTACAGCCTTGAACGCTGCTGTCGTGACGGGCAAGCTGCAACAGATGGCCAGCGGCTTTCTGTACGACACGCAGACGACGGCCAGCGAGACGTACGGCAAGTTCGACACCGTGCAGACGCCGATCTGGTTTAGCGACCACAAATTTGATTTACTGAACGACCTACTGGAGGAAAACCAACATGCCAACACGATCATCGCGTACAACTACAAAGAGGAACTGGCGGAGCTTAAGCGTCGATACAAGCACGCGGTCACCCTCGATGACGACAACGCTATCGAGCGATGGAACGCGGGCAAAGTCGAGCTTCTCTTGGTCCATCCCAAGTCAGCCGGCCACGGGCTCAACCTCCAGCACGGCGGGTGCCGCATGGTCTTCGTGTCCTTGCCCTGGTCGCTCGAATTGTTTGAACAGACAGTCGGGCGCTTGCACCGTAGCGGCCAGCGGCATGACGTGTGGGTCTACGTACTGATGACTGAAAAGTCGGTTGACGAGAAAATCTGGGCGGCGTTGCACGACAAGCGCGCCATATCTGAAATTGCAATGGAGGAGTTGAAATGAAGACAGTATGGGCGACAGTACAGAGCTGGATGGCGCCAGCACCCAAGAAGGTACGCAAGCAGCACATGCGGGGGCCAAGAGGCCCGATGAAGTCCCACGCAGAGTACACGATGGAACAGGCCATGCGTGACATCGACACAGGCAAAGCAAGGAAGAAAAAACGTGAAACGAATTGATCTATACAAACAGAAGCTGAAGGTCGCGAAAGCTGAGCTACCGATGCGCAAGCGCCAGTACAACTCAGCAGCGCGTCACTTTCGTAACGTAGTTAAAACCATTTTTGATCTGGAGAAGAAAATTGAGCACTTGGCGAAGCATTAACCACACCCTCAGCAGCAAGACCGAAGCCGAAGTGCTTGAGATGCTGAATGAGGAAAAGAACGGCGCAAAGCGCATCACTATCCTCGAGCGCCTACACCAACGCTACAACACTCTGCGCGTCGCGCGCGAACGAATTGAACTGATGAAAGAAGCTACGAAATGAAAGACTACTTCAAGACCCCATCGCCAGAAGAGCTGGCGGCCAAAGAGCTGGACGAAGCCAAGCGCGAGCTGTTGCGCGCGCTGTCTGGCCAAGACTACGCCAACCGCATCGTGCAGTATCACGAAGACCGCATCAAGCGCCTGACGGAGTACCTCAATGGATGACGCCATCAACATCGGTTTGATCTGCCTCCTGATGGGTGCAGGCGTCGCCGCTACTATTGTTGTCATCACTATCTACGTGGAGTTCTTCCTTGATTAACGCCTTTCACCCCGATTACATGAAGACGCATGAACCCACATTCATGCAGTCATTCCGCACACACGAAGCCAACCGCCAAGCGGCCGCGACGCTGGCCAAGCACGTGTCTAAGAAGCGCAAAGAAAACCCAGCGTACGGCTACGTCCACGGCGTGTCGAAGATACCGCTGGAGATGCGTGAGTTCCATGTTTATAGCCGAGCAGGTGCCAAATGATTGATTGCCAAACTGTTGAAAAGACACTTGAAGAACGTGGCACACGCTACGGAGAATTTAAAGACCACGCCGCGCTGTCGCAAGCGTTGAAAGCGACGATGTACGCGCATGCTGGCTGGTACAGACTTGCGCCAGATCAAAAGGAAGCGCTTGAGATGGTGTGCCACAAAATGGCGCGCATCATCAACGGCGATCCAAACTACGCTGATAGTTGGCATGACATTGCTGGCTACGCTTCACTTATCAATGAAAGGTTAACCAAATGATGCCATCATTCGAGACATGGGAGCGCGCGACGCTCGACAAATTCGCGTACGACTCATACGCAAAACTGCTGCAGCAGGCGGACCAGCTACAGCAGTTGCAGTGTGATCTACAGGACGCCGTTAAGGCGTACCGTGAGCTTATGCTGCGTGATACTCAGCCTCGGTGAGCACACCAGGCTTGTATTTCTTTTCCGGTGCAAATGTCGTCAGCGTTTGCTGACGCATTTCAGGCGCGAACGAGATATGCATCCATGCGCCAAACTCATGGATGATCTGATCAAACTTGATGCCGGACTTCAAGACAATATGACACAGCTCGATCGGCGTATAGGTAGCGCTTTTTACGTCGATCGCCCAGCCGTCCATGTGGCTAGATTTGCCGCTGCTACCAGGCACTGCCGCGTTTACTGCTGGCAAGCGCAACCAAGAGTTGACTTTTAATGGGCCAATGAGCTCGCGGACTTTTTCAAGCTGTTGAGCTGCATATTTCATGTTCTCCAACTGCAGCGCGCTAGGTTGATTGCTCACACCTAAGCGTGCGGCGGTTTCGCTGAAAGTGGCTTCTTCGAGGGTAAAGTGTTCTGAGAGGTTCATTTTGTAAACTTGTTGTAAAGGTCAATGCAGGAGTTTAGTTCGATGATGGCTTGGTCGCCGTCGGCTGTGATGGCGATAAGATCGTCAGCAGTCTTTGGGTCAAGTTCGGCTCGCGCTTCTGCAGCTCCGCCGGTAGCGGAGGCAGAGCAACTGGCACGGATTGACAGGCGCTGAGCGCCAGAAGCGACATCAGCACGCAGCTGGTTAATTTTCTGTTGTGCATCTTGTTTCTCTTGGTGAAGTTTGTCAGCGGCTTCAACAGCCACTGTGTCCATCTTTGCACTGATGCGTGCGATCTCCTCTTGCTGCTCCACATAGGCCACATGGTGACCCACATAGAACGAGGAGATCAGCGCCAGTACGACAGCGATCAGGACGTGTGGGTTAAGCAGGCTGAGCATCGGGTTTCTTTTCTTCTTTGTTGAAGGCAGAGATACCGAG